GAACACGTTATTATGACACCCATGCCAAGCTACCGAAAACAACGTGCCGAGCGCAAAAGGCTGAGATTCAGCGCGATGGGAAAGGCCTCCCAGCGCGTGCAATCCGAGCGGCGCATGGCAGACATGCCCGAGCGACTTCGCGAAATAGCGGAATGGGACGTGCAGAACCTGCCCCGAAAACAAGGCGATGCGCTCGGATGCCTGCAATGGACGGATTTCCGCTCCGGCAAGGTCCGCCGCTGGACGGTGCGCATTGGCGACCGGGTGGACCGCGTCACTCTCGAAAGCCCAGACGGCCGCATCACCGGCTCGCACGGCTGGACGTGGGCGCTCGATCATCTGCGCGGGTTTCTCTGCGGCCGCAAGTGATGCTGGTCCGAAAAGACGCGCGGGTCCTCCCCAGAGCCTGCTTCATGCGGTCGTCTGTCTCACGGCAAAACGCTAGCGATAGGGATTTTGACGTTGACACACCTATCGTGAGCGTGCCACCCATGACAGAGACAAAGAAACCAAAGCCCGGTCCAAAGCCCGCCATCGAGCCGGAGGGCTACACGGTGGCCCGATTCGCGCAGCTTGCGGGATTCGACCGGCACACCATCGGGGCGCGGATCGAGGAGATGAAAATCCAGCCGGTCGGCAAGACGGTGGCGCAGGCGGCGGCGCTCTACGCGATCCGGGATCTGGTCCGCGCGATTCTCGGTGGCGACATCGAGGCGGAGAAACTCCGCAAGACCCGCGAGGAGGCGGACAAGCTGGCGCTGGCCAATGCCCGCAGCCGCGGCGAGCTCGTCGAGATCGCCAGCGTGAAGAAGCTCGGCGAGAAGATCATGGTGGCGATCCGCAACCGCCTGCTCAACATGCCGTTGACCGACGAGGAAAAGGACCGCTGCCTCAAGGAGCTGCTCGACCTCGGGAAACTCGATTGGAGCCGCGAGGGATGAACGTCGCCCTGGCAGACATCGCCGACCACCTGTTCAGCATCTTCCGGGCGCCGGCGCGGATGACGGTTTCCGAGTGGGCGAACAAGTTCCGTTACCTCTCCCAGGAGTCGTCGTCGAATCCCGGCAAGTATTCCTCCGACATGACGCCTTACGCCGTCGCTTGGATGGACTCGGTGAACGACCCGACCGCCTCCGGCACGATCCTGATGGTGGCGTCGCAACTCGGCAAGACCGAGGTGCTCAACAACGTCGTCGGTTATTTCATCGACATCGAGCCCGCGCCGATCCTGATGGTGCAGCCGACCATTGACCTGGCGGAAAGCTGGAGCAAGGAGCGGCTGGCACCGATGATCCGCGACACGCCGGCGCTGCATGGCCGAGTCGCCGACGCCCGCAGCCGGGACTCCGGCAACACCCTGCTGCACAAGACATTCCCCGGCGGCAACATCGCCATGGCCGGAGCCAACGCCCCCTCCGGTCTCGCGTCCCGCCCGCGGCGCGTCGTTCTGCTCGACGAGGAAGACCGCTTCCCGGCATCGGCTGGCAGCGAGGGCGACCCGGCGTCGCTCGCCATCCGGCGCACCGAGACGTTCTGGAATCCTGTTATTTTCGAGACCTCCACCCCGACCGTCAAGGGGCTGTCGCGGATCGAGGCGCGCTTCGAGGAGAGCGACCAGCGGCGGCTCTGGTGCCCGTGCCCGAGCTGCGGCGAGTTTCAGACATTGAAATGGGCGCAGGTCCGTTATGACAAGGAAGGCGACGGCAGCGACGCCCACTACCTGTGCGACCGCTGCGAGGTGGAGCTCGACGACGAGGACCGGCGGACGATGGTCCGCAAGGGCGAATGGCGGGCCGAGTTCCCAGAGCGGACGCTCCGCGGCTTCCACCTCAACGGCCTCGCCTCGCTGTTCCGGCACAAGCGGGGATTCTCCAACCGCCTCCATCAGATGGCGGCCGACCACCTATCCGCCAAGCGCAAGGGCAAGGAAGTGCTGCGGACTTGGGTGAACACGTTTCTGGCGGAGACCTGGGAGGAGGAAGGCGAGTCGGTGGCGTGGGAGCCGCTGATGCAGAGGCGGGAAAACTGGGGAGACTTCCCGGCTGGCGGCTACGTCGTCACGGTGGGCGCCGACGTCCAGGGCGACCGCGTCGAGATGGAGTTCGTGGCGTGGGGCAGCGACGAGGAAAGCTGGTCGGTGGATTACGTCGTCGTGATGGGAGATTTTAACCGGCCGGAGGTGCAGGCCGCCGTCGATGACCAGCTCCAGCGGAAGTTCACCCACCCCTGCGGGATCGAGATGCGGGTGCTGTGCGCCTTCATGGACTCCGGCCACAAGGCGAAGGCGGTCTATCAATTCACCAAGAAGCGCGAGCGGATCAAGGTTTACGCGTGCAAGGGCCGCGGCGGACCGGCCGTGCCGCTCATCTCCCGGCCCACCCGCCAGGGCACCGTCCGCGCCGCGCTTTTTTCGGTCGGCACGGACACCGCCAAGGATCTGATTTATTCGCGCATTCAGAGCGCCGACCTCGGGCCCGGCTACATGCACTTCCCCTCGGACCGCGACGAGACCTGGTTCCGCCAGCTAACGAGCGAGACCAAGGTCACCCGTTACAAGGACGGCGTGCCGTTTTCCAAATTCGAGAACCCGAGCAAGGCGCGCAACGAGGCGCTCGACTGCCGCGTTTACGCCATGGCCGCGCTCCAGCTGCTCAACATCAACTGGCAGAAGCTCGCAGTGACATTCGCGCCGGCGGCCGAGGAGAAGACGCCAGCCGCCGCCACCGAGAAGAAGAAGCGCCCGCCGAGGAAATCGGGGGGGTGGGTCAACCAGTGGTGACCCCCGTGATTCGACGTTAGCCCGCCCGGAGCAATCCCGGCGGGCTTTTTTGTGCCCGGTTTTTGACAACCGCCGGACGGCGTGACGAACGAAGAACGCCTGACATCGGTGCAAGCCATCATCGCCGCGCTGGACGCGTCGATCCTCAAACTGGCGGGCAAGACCAACCAGAGCGTTTCCTTCGGGGATCAAACCTACTCGCTCGCTGACATCAGCAAGCTCGACGCCCTCCGCGACAAATACCGCCACGAGGAGAAGTCGCTGGAAAGCCTGCTCGCCGGAGGAGCCAAACGCCGCACCATCAAAATCGGATTCCCCTCATGCTGACCTCTATCCGCTCGCTTTTCGCCAAGCCCGCCGCCAAGGCGTCGCGGTCTTTTTCCGCCGCCGGAGCTTCGCGCCTCACGCTGGACTGGGCCATCTCGCCGCTGTCCGCGGACGCCGCGATGCGCAACAGCCTCGGCCCGCTGCGCTCCCGCTCGCGCGATCTGGAGCGGAACAACGAATGGGTGCGCGGCTTCCTGCGCACGCTGGAAAACAACGTCATCGGCGAGGCCGGCATCGCCCTTCAGCTCCGCATCAAGGACGCGGGCACCGGCAAGCTCGACGAGACCGCGAACGACAAGATCGAATCCGCCTGGTGGCAGTGGGGCCGCAAAGGTTCCTGCACCGTCTGCGGCAAGCACTCCTGGATCGATTTGCAGAAGCTCATCCTCCGCACCATCGCGCGGGACGGCGAGTGCCTCGTCCGCAAGGTCGTCACCCGCCAAGGGATCAAGCTCCAGCTCATCGAGGCGGACCTGCTCGACAACGACCTCCATCAGGCAGCGGGCAACGGCAACCAGATCCGCTACGGCGTGGAGATGGACGCGTCCCGCAGCCCCGTGGCCTACTGGCTGCTCGGCCGCCACCCCGGTGACGTGGATTTCCAGGCCCCGGCCCGCCAGCACATCCGCGTGCCCGCCGGTGAAATCTTCCACCTCCACCGCTCCGACCGCATCGACCAATCGCGCGGCCTGCCCTGGCTGGTCGCCTCGATGAAAGCGCTCAAAATGCTCGACGGCTACGCCGAGGCGGAGCTCGTCGCCGCCCGCACCGGCGCTGCCAAGATGGGGTTTTTCACCCGCTCCACCCCGGACGGCTGGTCCGGGGAGGTGGACGCCGAGGGCAACCTGTCCATGGACGCCAGCCCCGGCACCATCGAGGAGCTCCCCGCCGGCATGGATTTCAAATCGTGGGATTCCGACCACCCCAACGCGGGCTACGGCGACTTCGTGAAGTCGATGCTGCGCGGCGTGGCCACCTCGTTAGGCATCTCCTACAACACGCTTTCGAGCGATCTGGAGGGCGTGAATTATTCATCTATCCGCGCGGGTTTGCTCGAAGAGCGCGAGGTCTGGAAGGGTCTCCAACGGTTTCTAATCGAGCATTTCTGCGAGCCTCTCTTCACCGACTGGCTGACCACCGAGCTTCGGATGGGCCGCCTCGGGCTGCCCGTCGAGAAGATCTGGAAGTTCGACGTGCCCGAGTTCCAAGGCCGCCGCTGGGCATGGGTGGATCCGAAGAAAGACATGGACGCCGCGATCCTCGCCGTCCGGTCCGGCCAGAAATCGCTTCGGCAAATCATCAGCGAAAACGGCGGCGACGTTTACGACACCTTCCGCTCGATCAAGGCGGACCAGGACCTTGCGCTGGAGATGGGCATCAACCTGCCCGAGCTGGTGGACCCACCCAAGCCCGCCGCGCCTGTCATGACGATTGACACCGGCGAGTGATGCGTGACGCCGTGCCCCACCCCCGAATCCACCCGCAGCGAACCGCCAGCTCCCACCGGCGTTTTCTATCGGTCGTTCGAGCTCGACCGCGCCGCGGCTAACAAAGACGCCCGCACCGTCGAGCTGTCCTTTTCCAGCGAGACGCCCGTCGAGCGCTACTTCGGCAGCGAGGTGCTCGACCACAGTCCCGCATCCGTCCGGCTAGACCGGCTCAACAGCGGCGCGCCGCTGCTCCTCAACCACGACACCGCCGACCAGATCGGCGTCGTGGAGTCCGCCACCATCGACGCCAAGACCCGCAAGGGTCGGGCGGTCGTCCGCTTCTCCAAGAGCGAGGACGGAGAGGAAATCTTCCAGGACGTTTTGGACGGTATCCGCCGGTTGGTTTCGGTCGGCTACCTCATCCATCAGAAGGAAACCGATAGCAAATCCGGCGGCGTGGAAGTCGTCCGGGTGACCGATTGGGAGCCCTACGAAATCAGCCTGGTGAGCATCCCCGCCGACAACTCCGTGGGAGTCGGCCGGAGTGAGATCCATCCCGCTAACAACTCTAAAGAATCCACCATTATGTCCGATAACAACGCCGTCATTCCGGCCGCCGCCCCCGAGGCCGCCGCCGTCCGCTCCGCAGAAGTCACCCCAGCCCCCGCCCTGCGCGTGGCTGACGATGTTTCCGTGGAAACCTCCCGCATCGACGCGATCCGCCTCCTTGGCACTCGCGCCGCAGCGGTCAACATCGAGCTCGGAGTTGAGCGCGCCATCGCAGACGGCACCAGTGCCGCCCTGCTCCAGGAGCGTTTCACCTCGGCGCTTGTCGCCCGCAACACTCCCTATGCGCCGCCAGCCATCCAAGGCCCAAGCAAGAGCGAGCAACGCGATCTCCAACAGTTCTCGATGGCCCGCGGCATCCAGGCACTGGCTTCCCGCCAGAACCTGAGCGGCATCGAAGCTGAGCTCCACCAGGAAGGCCGCCGCGAGGCGCTCGGTGCAGGCATCGCCCTTCGCGGCGAGTTCAGCATCCCGACTGTTGCGCTCGGCTTCGGCAAGCGCGACCTGACCGCCGGCGTCGCCGCAGATGGAGGCAACACGATTGCCACCACCTTCGGCCCGTTCATCGACCTCCTCTACAAGAAGATGGTCCTGCGCGGTCTCGGTGCCCAGTTCCTCACGGGGCTCACCGGCAACTTCGAACTCCCCAAGCTCCTGACCGGCACCGCTCCGGCCAAGCTCGCGGAGAACGCAGCCTCCGGCGAATCCAGCCCGACCACCGGAGTGATCCGCTTCACGCCGAAACGCGCTGGCGGATTCGTTGAGTATTCCAAGCAGCTCACCGCCCAGTCGGCCCTCGCGTGGGAGCCGATCCTGCGCAATGACCTTGCCACGATGCTCGCCCTGCTCATGGAGTCGGGAGCCATCAACGGTGGAGGCACCAACGAGCCGACCGGTATCCTCAACACTGCCGGCATCGGCAGCGTCGCAGGCGGCACCAACGGTCTCGCACTCACCCGCGCCAACGCCATCAAGCTCAAGACCGCAGTCGCGGTCGCAGATGCAGACATGGGATCGCTCGGCTTCCTCACTAACCCTTCCGTTCGCGGCAAGGCTCAGGAAACCGCCATCGACGCAGGCTCCGGTCTCTTCCTCTGGAAAGAAGACATGGACGACCGCTTCATGGGCTATCAGGCTGGAGTCACCAACCAAGTTCCTAGCAACTTGGTCAAGGGCACTTCCGGCGCTGCCTGCTCCGCGCTGATCTACGGCAACTTCGCCGACTTGGTCATCGCCCAGTGGGGTGGCATCGACATCCAGGTCAACCCTTACATCAAGGACACCGAAGGACTCGTCCGCATCACGGCAGACTGCTACTACGACGCCAACGTGCGCCGGGCTGCATCGTTCGCCGCGATCAAAGATCTTCTGACCGTGTAATCGGTTGGTTGTGTAGTGTGTATCCGGCCGGGCAGGGGTTTTTATGTTTTCCCTCTGCCCGGCTTTTTTGTGACTTGAAACCATCCAGCCCCCATGCCGAATCTAATCATCACCACCAGCTGCCTGCTTCACGGCAACCACGTCGAGGCCGGAACCGTCCTGCGGGATGCACCGCCCGCCGACGCAGCGGACCTCATCACCGCCGGCCGCGCCGTCGTCATCGAGCACCGCGCGCCGGAAATCGAGCACCGCGATCCGAAGCCCGCCAAGGCTGTGAAAAAATCAATTCCATAACCAATGGCCTGCCCCGGTCCATAATCGGGGAGCGCACAGGCCACCAATTTCAGCCGTAGCCATCCGGCATCAAGACCGCGGGAACCATGGGTTCGAATCCCATCCTTCGGCGGTATCCAATCCGCTGCAGGTAGGCTAGTGGATAGACCACCCGCCCATTTTCAAAGCGCGTTGAGCATGTCCAGCAACTGCTCGGCGTCCTCTTTGAGCGCCTCGCGCTGCTCGTCACTCATCTCGGGCAGCGTCTTGCGCAGCACCGTCAGCAAGCGGGTGAGGTGCGGCACGTAGTTGTCGTGTCCGGCCTGCTCGCCGCGCGAGGTGATTTCATCATCGGAAACAATGCGCGGCGCTTGATCCGCGATGCGGACGGACAGCGCGAGCCGCTTCACGGTGGGCACCTTAACGGATTCGGAATCCGTTAAGAGCGCCATCCACTCCAGCCGCTGGGGCGAGGGCAGCGGCGCGAGGATGCGGTGGTGACCGAAGGAGAGTTGGATTTTCCGCTCGGCGATGGGGATCTTCCGGCAGACTTCCGCGTATTTGGAAATCGTCTGGCGGTCGAGGCCGGTGGCTTGCACGGCGCTGTCGAAAACGTGGGAGGGGATCCGGTTCGGCGTCTTGGGATCGAACGCGGACCCTTCCAGCAAGAGCTGCTTCGACCATTTCCGTTCGCCGTAAACCATCCAGTCACCAATGCACCAGGCGGCGGTTTGCAGGGCGGTGCCGAAGCTCGCGCCGATGGCGTTCCATTCTTCGAACGTGAGGTCCTTGGCGAGCACCAGCCCGGTGGGCGTGGCTTGGATGAATGGCGGCAGCGGCTTGGTGATTTCCATGCCTGCCGGGAGAACGTCAAACTCCAGGCACTCGGTCATTGCCTGGCGAGAGATTGCAAACGCGCCTCACGGCACCGCTCGCGGTTTTTCTTCGGACGCATCGCCCGGACGTTTGGCATCCCGAAGGCATCGCACAAATCCACGCAGCGTTTCGAGACGGCCGCGCGGGTGACGCCGTGGCGTTTCGCGATCGCCGACTCGCTGGCCCCGTCATAGCCGATGCCGGTGACCAGTGCCACACACTCCACCCCGAGCGCCGGATTGGTATCCGCCAGCATGAGGCCGACGAGCCGCCGCACCATCACCAGCGCGCCGCGTTCCGGCCGGCGGGGTTCATCCTCCATTTCCCGGCGATCACTCACCGGCACCCGCTGACCGTTTTCCCATCCCGTGCGCATGGCTGACAGATAGCAAATCCGCGCCCGCTGGCAAGCCTTGCCCGGAATTTTTGACAAACGCCGGACGGCATGAGTCTCGCCCAAGCCGGCATTACCGACGCGTTCGAGGAGATGCTGGAAAACTTCGGCGACACCGTCACGATCAACAGCCAATCCGTCCCCGCGCTGGTCTCGAAGGACGCCATGGACTCGGCCTTGGAGGAGGGCGGCTACCCGGTTTCCGGGGCGCTCGTCGTCCGGGTGCCCTTCGCCTCGCTCGCCACGCCCAAGCCCATCCACAACGACCCGATCCTGATCGGCGGGCAGCGCTACAAGATTTCAGAAATCACGCAGGACGTGGGATCTTCCGTCGTGAAATACCGCGCCACCCGGCGCTAGACCACCCCATGAACCAACTCATCGAAGACTACTTCACCGCGCTCCTCACGGACGCGGATCTCGCCGGATCGCCCGAGATCTATCCGGGCACCTGTTCGGAAATCCGCCAGCCGGACAACGCCGCCATCCTCGTCGTCGTGGATTCCGTCGAATGCGTGGTCGCCACCCTTCACCGGGCCACCGTGAAGATCGTCGTCAGCTCCCCGGCGGACGACCGCGCGGCGCACGTCACCCTGGCCGCCGCCATCAAGGCGCTCGTCGAGGGAACCTTGCCAACCTCCGAGGTCTTCACCGTCGGCGGGTGGGTCACCAAGAGCAACCTCACCCAAGTGAGCGACGACAGCCGGTGGCTCACGTCCATCGAGGGGATCTTCGGCGTGAACAACGTCGCCCCCGTGGTTTGACAACCCGCGCGGGTGTATCATGGCCGCCGTTTTTGGAGTTGTTAATCTGCATGGTCTCGCCCCCGTGGCGGGCCACGCCCAGGAATCCTCCAAGGATGCGGGCATTGAAATCGCCACCATCCGCAACCAGCTCGGCGTGACGGTGGTCGCCAAGCCCAAGAAGCTCGTCACCAAGAGCATCACCATTTCCGGCAAGGGCACCCCGGATTTCGCGGGCGTCGCCACCGGCACCATCACCAAGGGCACCGCCTTCATCACCTCCGCCAAGGTCACCGAGAACCAGGACGATTTCCCCAGCTTCGAACTGCAAGCCGTCATTTACGACGACCTCGCCTAACCACTCCCCATCATGCCAGCATCCTTCAATGAAATCGGCGTCGAGTGCGTCACCGCCACCCTCGTCGAGAGCGTCGACGTTTCCAAAAACATCGACCACAAGATCGTCAAGAAAAACGACGGGGCGTTTGATTCGGGCAACAAGTTCGACCCGACTTTTGAATTCAGCGTGAAGGGCCGCGGCTCCGCGGCGGAAACTCTGCTTGGCACCGCCGGATCCACCTATCTCCCAGACCAAATCAGCGGCGGGGTGACCCTCATCAAATCCGTCAAGAATTCCGAGACGAACGAGGACTACAACAGCTTCGAAGTCTCCGGCGTGAACTATCCGGGAGCCACCGCCTAACCGAGGCGGGGCCGTTACCCGCCACCCCCAAGATCACCACCATGAAAGAAGGAACCACCATCGCCGTGGTCCGTGACACGGACACCGCCCCCACCAAGAGCCCGAACACGCTGCTCGTCGCCGCCAGCCTCGCCAGCGGAGGAATCTTCGCCACCGCCAACGCGTTCTCCGACACCGTCGAGAACCGGCCCGACGGCCCGCACCGCACCTGCACCTGGCTGATGGACGGCGCGGAGAAAATGCGCTTCGAACCCATCCCGGAATCCGAGGAAATCACGTTCGGAGAATTTCAGAAACGCTACCAGTCGCAGGCATGGTGCGAGGCGAATCCGAACCACCCGATCGCCTACATGCGCGCCAGCCACGAGCACCACCGCCGCCTGGTGGACAAGATCAAGACGCTCAAGCCGATGATGCTCATCCGCAAGGGCAAGCGCATCGCCATCGTGCCCAGCGGCAGCGACGCCGCCAGCACCGCCACCCGCGAGGAAATCCTAGCCGTCTTCTGACCATGGACCGCGAGGACCTGCTGGCCATCGGTATGCTGGAGCCGCTGGCAGACAAGCGCGGTGCCCACATCACCCTGCGCCCCTTCACCATCGGCTCCATGCAGATGGCCTATCTGCTCGGGATCTCCGCCGTCACCCACAAGGAAGTCGAGTTGGACGACCCGGAGAAAATCCGCCAGAAATGCGCGATTGCCTGGATGCAATCCCGCCCGGAAGCCGAGGTGTGGGAAGCGGTGAAAAACAGCACCTGGACCGAGGACATTTTCAACTTTGCGATGACCCTGCCCGTCGGCGCGCTTGAGGAAATCCAAGCGGAAATCGAGCGGATCGAAGCGCTGATCGGAGCATCGACCGTCCGCGTGGAATCCAAACACTCACCGACGACCGGGGAGGATCCGCCGGGAAAGTCTTAAACCCCGGCTGGCTGGCGAGCATGGTTTACACCCTCGCCCGCGACACCGGGTGGCCCGAGCATTTCATTCTCTGGAAACTGCCGATGGCCCGCGCCCTCCAATACTACCACTGCGCCCTGCAAAGCGCGAACCTGTGGACGCTGGAACCGACCACCGAGCAAACCCTGGCGGAACTCATCCCGGCGTCGTTCGTGGATTTCGTGGCGGGGCTGGACGAGGACGAGGATTGACCCACCCCCACCGGCATGATCGACATCGACATTGATACTTCGCGCCTGGAAGCGTCGATTGCCGAGTTTTCCAAGCTCACCCGCAAGGAACTCGGACAGGTCACCAAGGACCAGGCCGGGATGCTCGTCGCCCATGTGATCGCCATCACCCCGCCGGGCCACGCCGCGGCGATCAGCGACAAGGGCGGGATCTCGCTGGCGGCCAAGAAGTCCGGCGAGTCCCGCATCGCCTCGGACATCGCCAACATTTTCCCCACCACCCGCCTGGCACCCTCCGCCATCGATGCGCTGATCCTCGCCCGCCACCAATGGGAAGGCCCGAACGGCAGCAAGCTGCTGACCCACGTCAAGGCGAACTCCATGGCGGAGATGAAGTTGATCCACGCCCAAGCGCGGAACCCCAAGTCCGGCCGCACCAGGGCGATGGGCGGGCGCTTCGCCGCCATCACCCGGCCCGCGCTGCTCAAGGAATACATCAAGCAGGAACTGACCAAGGTCGGCTTGCTCAACGCCGGATGGATCGGAGCCGCCACCGCGTTGAAAACCGCCAGCCGCAACGTCCCGCAGTGGATCAAGCGCCACGGGAAAAAGCCCGGCGGCGCGGATGTGCGCGACAGCGGGCCGATGATTTCCATCCGGATTTTCAATTCCCAGACCTGGTTCCCCGGCGACATGCAGCGCCGCGTGGCCGATGCCGTGCGCCGCCGGGAAGCCGGACTCAGGAAGGCGATGGAATCCATTCTCGAACGCCGCGCGAAAGCGGCGGAGGCCCGCATGAACCGTTGACAATCCCTCTCTGACAAATGGCCGGCATCAGCATCACCCTTGGCGGGAATTTCGCAAAACTCGACGAGCTGAAAAGCAAGGCGCGGGCGGCGGCGGGTTCCGTCAAGGGATCGTTCGCCGGGGTGGGCAAGGCGTTGTCTCTCGGAGGCATCGGCCTCAGCGCGGGCGCGGTGTTCGCGGGCATCGGCGCGGCCATGAAAACCGCCATCGATGCCGGCGGGGAACTCACTGACATGATGGCCCGCACCGGCGCCGCCGGTCGGGATCTCGTGATCCTCCAACAGATGTTCAAGAACGCCGGCATGGAGGCCAGCCAAGTCCCGCAGTCGCTCAACAAGATGCAGAAGGCCCTGGCCGGGGTGAATGACGACGGCGAGCAGACCGCCAACGCCTTCAACAAGATCGGCCTGAACATTCACGACCTCCAACAGATGGACGCCGTCGGAGCGTTCCGCGCCATCGGCGAGAAAATCGCCGGGATCGAAAGCCCGGCGCAACGGACCGCCGCGGCGATGGAGATTTTCGGCAAGTCCGGCGGCGAGCTGCTCGCCGTCATGACGGACAGCTCCGCCTGGCAGGCCGCCCGCGATCAAGTGGGCACCTACGGCGACAAGCTGGCGGAATCCGCCGCCAAGTTCGATGAAATCGGCGACTCGATGGCGAACTATGAAAACGCATTGAAAAACATTGGAGTCACCGCCGGAACCATCGCCGCACCCGCGCTGGAGTGGCTAGCGGAGGCGATGCAAGCCCTCAACACAGTCAACATTTTCGACAATACAAAAATCGGAATGGGCCGGGATGCCCGGAACATGGCGGACCAATGGGCCAAGGACGACCTCGGGAACGGCCGCAGCGCCACCGAGGATGCCCAAGCCGCCGCCGCCCGCGCGAACGCCGCATGGTGGGCCGGACTTGAGGCGGAGAAACAGGAGGCGATTGCCAAGGCCGCCGCGAAGAAACGCGAGGAGGAGGAAAAGTCCGCCGAAGCCGCCGCCAAAAAAGCGAAGGAGGAGGAAAAGACCAAAGCCATCGCCGCGGATGAATACAAACTGGAAGCCGCCATCCAGCAAGCGCGCCTCACCGGCGACACCGACCGGCTCGCTCGCCTCAACCGGGAAAAGTCGATCCGCGAGGAAATGGCCAAGCTCACCGGTGCGGGATGGGATGCAGGCACCGCCCGCGAACAATCCGGGAAGATGGTGGACGCCCGCGCCGCCGCCGACAGCGCGGAGAAGGCCCGCAAGGATTCCGCGCAAGCCAACTCCGGCAGCCTCGGAGCCTTCGCGCAGTCCATGAACGCGCTCTTCGGCCGCAGCGCCAACTCGGGGCTCATCGAGGAGAACAAGCGCCAGACGAAACTCCTCCAAGACATCGCCGCCGGACTCAAAAAAGGCCCCCCGCCGGTGAAGGTGGAAGTGGTCCCATCCTTTGGCTAACTCATGAGCGATCCCACCCAAACCATCCAAACCGAAGGAGCCGCCGGTTCCCGTGACGAGAACAAGATTTCCACCTTCTCGGTGCCCTACTACGTGAAGAGCTTCAAGGAAGTGACCACCGTCGGAAAGGGCGACATCAACGGCCTCGTCGAGTCCACCCGATCCTGGCAGGCGTGGAACGACGGCACCGACGGCTGGCTCGTCACGGTCGTTTACAAGGGCCACATGGAGGACGACGCCCAGACCGAGGATCCGGCGGAAACCGAGCAATGGAACATGGATTTCGATTTCGCGGAAGAGCCGCTGGCGTCCCACCCCAAGCTCGCCGACATCAAGGCGGCCTACGGCGGATACATCGACGACAACGAGCTGCGTTTCCCGGAGCTCCTGCCGAATAACAGCAAGAGCAAATCCGGCCTCGGCAAGAAATCGCTCAAGCCCGGCGACAAGAACCCGATGTTCGGCGTCTCGACCTATGCCGTGATGACCGCCCGCGTCACCCGCTCCTGGTCCACCAAGAAAATCCCCAAGACCGCCGTCAACGACATCGGGAAAATTTACGGCAACATTCCCGACGCTCCGGATGAGTTCAACGAAATCGACTTCGGCGACCGCACCTGGCTGGCGATGCCGCCGAAAATCTCGCAGAACGGCAACGTCTGGCGGATCGAAAACGAGTGGCTGCTCTCACCGCCCGCCGGATGGGTTGAGGAGGTTTACGAACGAGCCAGCAAATGACCGTCAACGAACTCAAAGTCCGCAAGGGCGAGCCGGTCCGCACCGCGTGGAACCGGCTGGTGAAATGGGTCGAGACGCTGAAGATCATCCCCGACGACGACATCGAAATCCGGGTGAGCAAGCACGGCACCATCGTCCGCGTGCGGGATTCGAATTTCTTCCGCCACCCGTTCCGCGTCATCGCCTCGGGCGAGACGGTCCGGGTCGCCACCGGCACCATCAACGACGTGGTGCCGCTCATGAAGGAGGACAAGGGCGAGAGGCGCCGCATCGACAACCGCGACAAGGACGGCGCGCGCGAGGAGAAGAAATCCGCGCCCGCGATGCGGCTGGATTTCTCCAAGGCCGGAGCGGAAGGGCGGATCTACATCGCCCTGAAATACAAGACGCCGCCCAGGGATAAAAAGGAAACCGCCATCCCGCCGGAAATCGTCCAAACGGACACCGCCAAGGGTCCGGTCGATGGCTTCGGCTACTATCCGCTCGGCGTCATCCGCCTCAGCCGCGACCGCAAGGCCATCGATGAGACCTTCCAAGTCGTCCACCACAACCTCCGCTGCACGTTCCAGGAAAAGAACCCCACCCAGGAGGAACTGAAAGCCGACCCCGAGGCCAAGCCGATCGGCCGCTACGTCTTCTATCCGGTATGAACCCGCAAACGGTCAAGGTCCCGGCGCTCAACTCCCGGACATGGAACGCGCTGATCGACACGCTCGCGCGCCGCCTGCCGATCCGCTGCGTGCGGACCGGGAAAAAGTGGACGCATCCCTGGCTGATCTCGCCGGAGTGGTCCAAAGAAGACGGCTGGCTTTTCCGCATCAAGCCGGGATTCGTGAACGGGATCGACCCGGAAATCTCCACCCCCGCCCGCCTCGCCGATGCTCTCACGCTCGACCGCATCGAGGACGCCACCGGCACCCGCCCGCCGGACAAGCAGGCGGTGAACGCCTGGCTGACGGAACGCCCGCGCATCCAGTTCGGAGCCACCCGCATCATCGGCAAGGGCGCGTCCCCGCAAGAGGTCGTGACCACCGACGACGGCGCGCTGTCGGTGAAATTCGAGGGGGTGCCGGAGTTCTTCTACCAGTTCGGCGTCGCTGAGGAATCCGTGGTCTTCACCGGCGGACTCAACAGCGGCATCCAGCTCGTCGAGGACAGCGCCTCCGCCACCAAGGAAAGCCCGCCCGTCCTCCGCGCGCTCGACGTGGTCCTGTCGGTGGACCGCCTCACGGCCAAGCTCGACATCCTCCGCGGCACCGGGATGCTCGACAGCTACAACGCCCTCTATTTCACCACCTACGGCCGCAGCACACCGATCAAGGAGCGCCCCACGCTCCGCACCGATGCCAAATTCGTCCCGAAAATCGACGTGGATCTGGGGGATTTCACGCAGGAAATCAGCGACGAGGAAACCGACAGCATCAAGATCGCCACGATTTACCTGCTCTCGCCGAAAGGCACGCCAAAGGAAGCGGTTCCCGATGGCACCTGGCGGCCCTTCGTGAAGCATGACGTGTTCTGGAATCTCGCCCACGCGCCCGCGATCCTGCCAGAGCCTGCGGAATTCTCGCCGCTGCGGATCCGGACCGGCTTGGTCGGCGGCCTGGCGGATCCCATCTTCGCGGGCCTGCTCTCCACCTGGAATGACAGCATGAGCGCTGCCGCCGCCCTGCTGCAAAAACGCAACCTATCCGGGAGGTTCTGGACCCAATGAGCGACGAACCGAAAGACGGCTTCGGCCTCGATAAAAAATCCCGCGCCATCGCCAAGCGGCTCGGCAAGGAACTGGAGGAAGCCAAGTCCGCCGCGGCGCTGGAGCCGCCATTTCCCTACGTCATGCGGCCATTCGACCCCGGATTTTTCGAACTCTGATTTGACGCGCGGACAGAACACGAAATCACTCCATGCAAGCCCTCCTCTTCGCCGACCTCACCAACCGCAAGCTGACGACCACCCTTGGCGGTGCCGCCGTGACATTCCCCGCGTTCGTCCAGGGCGACAGCATCCGCCTCGGGCTGCGCTTCGCGGAGTCGGTGGACGGCATCCCCACGGAGGCTTTCAAGACGGTGAACAGCCTGCGCGCCTCGCTCGGCTTCATCGACGCCCGGCCCACCGGCGGTTCGTTTGTCCTGCGCATCGGTGCCGGGCCCTACGTGGAGGGCACCAACCAGACCGCGCCCATCGGCTACGACGTGACCGCCGCGACCGTGCAATCCGCGCTCGTCAGCATCGGCCTGACCGGCTGCTCGGTCATCAAGCACGCCGGGAGCTGGATCATCTCCGACGACGGCGACGCCATCGACCTCTCCGGCGCGTCCGCCGCCGGCCTGGCGGCGGAGCTCACCCCGTCCAGTTTCGTCCGCATCCGCTCGACGCTCTCCGGCGGCGAGAACCATTACGAGGTCCGGCTGATCCAAGCCCCGCTCGCCAGCACTTCCACTTTCGACCTGATCGTGCCGCCAGCGCCCACCGTGAGCGAGGTGCAAGCAGGCGGGGCATCGGCCACCACGCTCTGGCCCG